ACGCAGTGCGGCTAAGGGAACAGATCCTGTGGTGTTGAATCTGCTCCCATTCTTACAACAAAGTCAACGCTGGTTAAACACATTGCTGACTGCAATGCGCTGCTCAACCTCTTTGATATACGCCGGGTCATTCCCGTAACGAGGATCCTGCATTGCTGCAATCACCTGCGCTTCAGACTCAAACCCACGCACATCATTTGTCGGAGCACGACCGCCAGTCAGCTTGGGCTCATAGCCCGTCGCCATCATGTAGTCGTACTGGATCCCTTTTACCTGCGCGAGGATCGTTTCCTCATCGCCAGAATCCAGGGACTGGTTGAATGCATTGATCCTGGATTGATCCAGGTTTTGGCTGGCCCAACCCAGCAGTGCCTGGAGTTTTTCCTGGCCACCTGTCTGCTTAAAGATGTTGTCGCGAATGCGCTCAGCCTCTTCTGGGCTGATACCTTCGTCGTCATCATCTTCGTCGTCATCGTCTGACTCGTAGCCAGCCTCAGGCTCCTCCTCCTCCCCACTGCGCAGTCGTTCATTCTCACGCTGCAGGTTTTTGTAGGCCTCAACCAAATCCTCTTGGCTCTTGTATTTGCCAAGGATTAGATCCTCACCTTCCTCCTGTTCTGGAGGCTGGCCGCCAGTGGCTTCGTCATACAGCTCAGCACGAGCTGCATCAATCTTGGCCTGCTCCTCAATGGCACCTTGATCAGGGGCATTGTCTTGCCCGGTTTCAATGACTGGCATTGCTATCAGCGAATAAAGTTGTCAGTGATAATCATCTGGCCGCCATCAGGTAGCGGCCGAAAGTGTGAGCCCGGCTTGAGCTTTTTCTCAGGCTGCTGCTGGAGTTGATCCTCCGGCAGGGATTGACGGCGGCGGCGCGTTGAAGGCTCCGGAGCTGGCTGCATTGCTAGCAAGTTGCTGCTCTAATGCTACCTTCTGTTGTTGACTTTGTTCCGCTTGTAGTTCTTCCTCAGTCTTAACAAGTCCAGCAATATCAATACCATCACTGGCGGCAAACCTGCGGATCAATTCAGATGGATTGATCAGTGACAACATCTGCTCTGGTCCCAGTGCTGCACTTGTTACCTGCAGGAAGTTGGTCAACCGCTGCTTGTCATTGCCGCGGCCGATAGCTTCCAGGCCAGTCGTGATCTGTGGGTTCACAAGATCAACAGGAATCGGTGGAATCTCTCCCGCTTGCTCCATCAAGAACAGCACCCGTTTGATCAACGGCAGCTGCAACTCTTGGCTCAACATTGAATACACACCAGCTAGACCAGACTCCAGCTGCTCTGCCATTAGCCGCACCTCTTCTGCTGTTACTCGCTCGGCCTGACGTTGCACTGATTCATTCATCAGGAACGTAAAGCTGATCCGTCTCTCCAACAGCTGAATGGTCTGCAGCGCAACGCTCATGTCTGCTGCCTTCCCAACCTGCAACGCCTCAACATCAGCGGCGTTACCAGCAACGATCGCTCCGTTCTCTGCACGGGCCAGGCTGTCGGCTCTAGTCACACCATTGGGGTTGACCAAGAACATTGCCTTGGCACTGATCAGGCTGCCCTCAACGACTGCCTTGCTCAATGACTCCAGGCTGTTGAGATCACCGATCACTTCCTCGCACAGGCTGCGGCCATAGCTCTCGCCTGCAATCTTGTGCAGCCTTAAGCAAAGCCACGGGCAGTTATCAATACGGCTGAAACCCTGCGATCCCTTGACCGTCTTGCCGTGGAACTCCTGATGCCACTCAACACGATCAGCGGTCTTGTCAAACTTGACGTGGGTGTAGACGTTGTTGGCCTTGGCTTTGCCGCTGGCTGAGTCCTTCTCTGGTTCAGTGTTCTCTGGCAGATACCTGTCGCTGACCGTCTCCTTGATAACGATTTCGCTGACGTTGCCCTCGGGATCACGATCAACCACGTAGCTACGCAGTGACCACATCCGCATGTTGTCCTTGCCTACATAGAGCAAGGCATTGCCACCAACAATCAAATGTTTGATGGCCTCGAACAACGCTGGCCTGGTCTGCAGTTTGTCCAGTCGGCCCAGGATCTGACGCTCAACATCAGACAGCGCCACGTCCAGTTGGCTGACAATGTCCTGCTCTTCTGCGCCAGTCTGCTGAAGATATTTTTTGATTTGTCCCTTGTCGATCACCAACCGGAAGAAAGGCTGGCTTGGGGGGTAAAGAGCAAGCAACAGCTTGGCGCTGATGCTGCTTACGCCACGAGCACCTGCTCCTTGATACAGGCTGAGCAGCCTGTTGTATGGCTCAGCTCCTGTCTGATAATTTTCATCGCTCTCGGGGATGAGAGACGGGATGGTTAGTTGACTGCAATCAATAGCTCGTCGCAGGTAGATGCTGCGATACATCGACAGGTCATCAAACCTGGCTTGAGCTGTGTTTTTAGGTGTGGCCATTATGCGAGTTGAAGACCAGCGAGGGGATTAGACGTGGTGCCCAGGCCGCTCAGGATTGCGAGGTTGCTGAGTTGATTGCTTTTTGCAGGCCGTGAGCTTTGGTTGGCGTTGCTTGTAGCCGCTGAGGTCAACGCAGTCGGGTTGGCTTGCGGGACGAAGGCTTTAGCCAGGTTGTTTTGCTTAGCGTTTGCTGCCGCCAGTGCATTGTTGGCAGCTGTCAACTGATTCTGAAGCGCAGTATTGGTTGGGTTGTTTGCGGCAGCCGCCAAGTTCTTGAGCGCAGCACTCAGCTTGTCCTGCATGTCACGAACGGCGTTGCTGTTGGTAGTTGTCAGGTTGTTGATGGTGGTCTGGTAGTTGTCGAGTACGTCTTGAATGTCTTGGGGCAGCGTGTAGGTCGGGGCTGGGCTGGCTGAGCCACTGCCACCAGTTGCACCACCTGTCGTTCCGCCAGTTGTTCCACCAGTTGCACCACCACCTGTTGCACCACCAGCAGGCGCACCACCAGCAGGTGTGCCAGCAGGCGTGCCAGCAGGTGTGCCGCCAGTTGCACCGCCTGTCGTGCCGCCAGTGGGCCAGCCATTAACAGTGGCGGCTCCGGTCCCAGGGGTCTGCAGTCCGCCCAGACCAAGACCCAACAGTTGCTGAAGATTGGCGATTGCCGAGTTGGTTCCGGTTTGGATCTTTTGATTCTTCAGTTTGTTAGCAGCCTTGAGGCCTGCGCTTGCGTCAGCATTGAACGCATTCCGGATGTCATCAAACTTGCCGCTCATCCGGTTAGTGCTCTTGGGCCGGGAGTTCTTGCTGACTCGCTTCAGCTGCTTCTTGTTTGCCTTTTGAATAGCCCGTGCGTCTTTAAAAGCAGCCTCTCTAATCTTGAAGGCTTGAAATGCAGCAGGACTCCGCTGCTGCTTGGCGCTGTTTTTCCAGCTCTTCTTGGCAGCCTTGTAATCGCTCTTCTTTTTCCAGGCCTTCTTGCCCTGCGGGTCTTTTAGATACTGCTTCCAGGCTTTTTTGCTTTTGTTCTTGCCCTTGTTCTTCTTACCCATGGGTCAGGCCTCGCAAAAAGCGGATAACAGATCTCTGTCCCGAAGCGTACCTAATCTGATCAACAGAGTCAGTCAGTTCAGGAGTGCGCTCCGGAAACAAAGTATCCAGTGCATCCAGCATCTCACTTGTAAGACGCTGACCCACGATCTTCTTTAGGACTTCAGGGTTGGTGGTATCCAAAGATCAACAGTGCGCGTCTCTGCATTGTACTCACCGTGTCGAAGTATTCGCACTAGTCGCGCCTGCTGCAGTGCAACAGTCTCTGGTTCCCGAACGTCGTCCTTCTTCTTGAGGGCTTTTTCAAACTGCCCCACAATTTCTTGCCAACATTCCACAAGTTCTGCGGTGCTGTATTTGTCGACAACCTGATCAGCCCTGACCGCGCCGGCACCGGGGCAGCCGGGAATGTTGTCCGTTGAGTCACCAATCAATACCTGTTTGTAGAAAAACTTTTCGCTGTAGTCCTGGCCAACAGTCCACTCGATCGCCTTTCGATCCTCGATTGGCAGCAGGTCGTTATCCCACTGCAGAACTCCCAGGCCTTCGCTCTCTTTTTTCTTGACACCAGCTGGCCACCAGTGATGGCCCGGCACTTGATCTAGATCCTTGTCACCGCTGACGATGATCGGTTCCTCCCCCGCCTCACGCAATGCACCAGCCAACAGACCAAGCCAGTCGTCGGCTTCGATCTCATCGTGCAG